TAAAGATGCAGTCATGTTCGATATAGACGATACTCTCATTTTTACGAATGGAAAATCTAATACACCAATAATCGAATTATTACGGTATTCAAAAAAATTAGGGTATAAAATAATTATTATAACGGCTAGACCCCAAAATACACCCACATTAACATTCACAAAATGGCAGTTATCTGCTTACAATATACCATACGATGCTCTTATTATAGCACCGGCCCATGAAAAGGGTAATGTAAAAGTTAAAACGGGTCTAAACTATGTATTATCGGTTGGTGATCAACCAACGGATCTTACACATACAAAATATGCAATAAAAATTGAAATTTAAGATTTCCACCTATTATTACAGGCGTGACACGTAATAAATACTGTCATAGGTTCATCCGCACTACGTGTTTGCATTTCATAATATGTTGTCTTATACGATTTACATTTACCACACCTAAATAGACCCTTATAATCCGGTTGGTTCATAATATTAGCGGCATATTGCTTCTTCATATCTTCGCGTGCCCTTCTTTCAACTACTTTATCCCATGGACCACCCGGCCAAAGACCCTGTGGAGACAAATTTATAACCACAGACGTTTTAATATCACCTTTCAATATACGATCCTTTAAAGTAGGTGAATTTTTCAAATTATACATCATGCTCAAAAACTTATGCTTGTACCTTTGAACATGATTTATATTATTAGATGCAGGAGTATCACCTCTTTCAACCGTACGTAAATATGCCCAATTCCACGTATGTTTTTCTAAATTATGAACTATGGGGTGTTCTTCTGGTAACCCAAAAATATCAGCGTACTTAGACTTTGTATATTCTCTTGATAACATCTTATTTACCTTATTTTATAATTTAATATCTACTTAGGTGTTCCATCTTAGGTTTTTTACAATCGGAAAACGATTCAGGCGAACACTTATTAAATGGGTCGGATGTAGTAGTACCCATTTTTTTAACGCGTGTGTCTTTCCACGCTGTATCTAACACAATGTTTTGATATAATTCTGTTTTGTCGAGTATAATATATACGATTATCAATGCTATAAGCAGTTTAATCATGCTGTCCATTTATTAAAAGCAACTTTTTTTTATTGGTCAAAAATAGATGACGCACGCTGTCTTAATAAATGAAAAAAGAAACGATATACACGAGATTAACATAGATATAGCACCAGATAAAAACGAAATATACAAACTTCTAAGAGGTAAAGCAAGCTTTCTAGGTCAATGGCCTGATGAACAAGTTGTCATAGTTAAATGTGATCCCGATGATTCGCCTTTTGAATTAAACTTAAACAGGAATAGGTTACCTAGACCTTTCACAAACATGCTCGTTTTTGGTCGAATACTACTCATACGCATGGACGATGACGCAGAACCACAAAATTTTACATTAAAAGAATATCATAGAATGACACAATTAACACGACCAAGAACACGGTCTTCATCAAGTTTAATTAGCCGACCCCTTAGTCGGAATATGAGCTACTCCTCGCAAGACAGCTTGTGAATATTTCATACACAATTGAAAATGTGCTTGTGCCCAATCCATCGGACTTTTCATTTTAACACCCATGGGATTTTCATTTACAGCCTTCATAATATTTGTACTACCTTTTAATGGATCTGTAGCGAGTACCATAACTTCATCGATTTTTTGTAACCAAAGAACGTGCTCTTCATTTTTAGGATCAAACTCTTTTACAAAAGACATTTATATTATATACTTATACATTCTTTAACCTTGTATCCAAACACGATTTATAATAATTATCATCTATTTCACCGTCTATTTTCTGACCAGTTAGTGATATTCGTAACAAATCATCATTATAATCAAAATGATGACAATAAAAATAAGAAACACCCGATCTAGTTGACATTTCATCAAGCTGACTCTTCACCAATTGTTCTGTGAAAATATATTCCCTTATATTTTGATATGTTCTTTTTTTAGCAGTTTTATCGGGGTTTATACGAGAAACTGGGTGTTCTAAATTCATATCTGGCCATACACCATAATTCGAACGGTATTTACTCATATAATTTATACATTCTTTACTATTTTTTTTATTACTAAAACAAATGATACGTGGTTTTCCTTCTGGATCGGTTATTGTTGTATACCCACCTCTTAAAATACCTATAAAATAAAACTTCATATTACATTATACCAATATATCTTTATGCTTCGTCAATTGATCTACTTGGTTCTATAGTCAAATTAAGTGATTTATCCAACTGTTTTATCGACAAATCCATATTGTGTTTAGTCATTGCTATACCTGCATCTAAACCACCCGTGCTTGTTATTTCATGTATCCATTGCCTCATTAATCCATCTCTATTTGTCATTATTCTATTTGCAAGCTCAGGTTTACCTGCATCATATAAAGCTTCTATAAAAGGATCACCTGTACTTGGTTTATTCTGGTTTGCAAAATCAACTAACCAATTAAATTCCTGTTTCATGAGTGATGGATCCGTCTCATAAACTTGAGATACTGTGTATTGTAAAGATCTAAATGTAAAATATTTTACTAACATTGTATTAACATCGTCAAAAGTCTGATCAGAATACGCATAGTTAGGTTGCGATTCCGATTTAGTAATTATTCCTTTTCTTCTAGCCACTTTAGTAATGGATAAACTACCTGTAAAGCTATTTAAACTACGATAAACCATTGTATAAATATACATAAGAAAAAAAACCTTAAGTATTTTAACTGAACCAATGAACTTCCCAAAAACACCCGGTCAGTGTAAATATATGCGAGTATTACAATCACATAAACCTATCATAATAGCCACTGGTCCCGCAGGTACAGGCAAAACCATGCTTGCGTGCCAACTCGCGACTGAAAATTTAATGAATAGAAACATTAATCGATTAGTATTAACACGTCCAATAGTAGGCGCAGATGAGGATATGGGATACCTACCAGGTGAAATGGAAAGAAAAATGGAACCATGGACAAGACCAATGATAGACGTTTTTGAAAATTATTTAACACGTGGGCAACTCGAACATCATGTACACATCGAACCACTAGGTTTTATGCGTGGAAGAACGTTTGATAACGCATATATAATTGCAGACGAAATGCAAAACAGTACGCCTAACCAAATGAAAATGCTATTAACAAGGATTGGTAAAAATACAAAATTAGTAATAACAGGTGATTTAAAACAAAGTGATCTAGGAGAACAAAGTGGTCTCATAGACCTTGTAAATAGAATAGATGGGTTAAACCTAAGCTATATCGAACATATCACCATGGATAACAATGATATCTTACGACATCCTGCTGTTGCAGAAATTCTCAAGATTTATTAGTTACATTCTTTTTTAATTTTTTTATCCTATTCTGAACTTCTTTTACCTTATTTTCATATTCGATAAATTCATCCTTGTAAATATCCGTCCAGTCCTTCATCTGTTTTAATACTTTTCTATTATGAGAATACCAGACTATTACCTCTTTACTAATCTTATCACAAGATGTGTACTCATCCATAACGGATTTTGAACAATCTCGGCCCATTTGACAATATTTTAGAATATCTTCGAGTTCAGCCATATTATCTGTATTAGATGTGCTAAGCCCATCAACATGTTCTAATTCTTTATCGAGCATTACATTATCATGATATTATTTTTTCACTTTTATATAACTTTTCTGCAGCTTCTACCCTATATTCCAAACTCGTAGAAGGCCATTGAATCATAAAATCACTCTCTTTCCATTGACCATTATTACCCAAAATATCACTATAACTTTCTCGATCTTTCAATAATGGTAATTCTTTATAATCGTAAGAATTAAAAATACGCTGGGATATAATTTTACAAACTCTACCCCATAACGTACCTCCCGGGCTAACACCTTGTTCTGTTAAATGCGTACCCACACACAGGTCCTGAATAAGCTGATTTTCAAACATGTACCAGTTTCTATACAATGGCATACCGGCTATAATAGTATCAAGAAAAGCCTTTCCTACTGGTGAATTTTTTACAAACATGTTCCCACAATTAATACCGTTACAATCCGCCGGTACCATAACATGTGTATCTCTATCTGCGTTTTGTTTTACAATATCTTCTAATTTAACGTCCATGTTAGTAATCATAGAATCACAATCCGTATTGAAAATCCATTCACAATCAGGGTACTTTTCGAAGGCATCTTTCATGGCATATACTTTAGCCCACCCCATTGGGTAATGTGTTTCTGGTATAGGTGGTAATTTCGCCATAAAAGGCATTTTAGCTATATTTATAGCAGCATCGCCCGAATGATATAATGTATACCCGTGTTTTTCACAATACACTTTCTTATTTTTATCCACTGTCCATTCTGCTAAGGGTTTATATAACTCATCATTAACTGTAACCACAACAAACATTTATACACTTAATAATGACTTATTCTTTAATAACTGTTAATTTTTGAATTAAATCGTGTCTATTTTCATCGCATATATAAGATTCGCCCATTTCATTTTTGTGCATAATATCATACGTTGCACCAAATTTCCTAGCCCAACTTGATAATTTTAACCGTTTACTATACACTAAATTACATTCTTTAGAATCTCTATAACCAACTACATATTCGAATACTACTTTACAAACATCTTCAACATCCACGTAATCAAAATATCTATCTTTATTTATATAAACGTGGCCTTCATTTTTACATATAGCACTAAATCGAGTCGGGTGTTCTCTATGTCCATAACACCCCCATATACGTAAATTATACACGTTTTCCAATTGTAAAATACGTTTATCTATTATCCATTTCGATAATCCATAAGGATCTGAAGGTGGATTACCCCTTTTTGCGGCACCACTCGAAAAATAAATAATTTTACCTTTAAAAACATTTGCGATGTTTTCGAACATCATAATATTTTCATACAACACGTCACACGTATCTTCTACTAATCTATGACCACCGACCGCTGCACAATGTACAATAACATCGAAATGATAATTACTAAAGTATCTTTCACACGATTTTTTATTTAATAAGTTTATTTCCTCACGAGTAATAGGAATCCAATTATAACGTTGTAATAAATTAAAACCTATAAACCCGTTAGGTCCTAAAACGCCTATTTTCATTTTATATTTAACTCGAAAAATCTTTAATTACATTAGTGTATCATATAAACTACCCGAAGGTCTCTGAAAAGGCCAATCTCCACTCTCGACCTTTTTCCACCGACTCGTTTGTTTTTCCATGGATTTTATATGCCACATACCTAATCTCACCTCGGGTTGTAACTGAATTACTTTATCAGAGCCAGTAAGTTTTGTGTGTAATTCATCTGTCCATGTTATGTGTTCGCAATTCTTATATATCCTACCTTGATAATCCGGCCAGTTAATCCATCCTACGTTATTTACGTTAAATTTACACTCCTTAGCAAATTCTTCCGTTATACCTGGGTGTATATTCATTCTTGGAATGAAAAGTATTTCAGCATTAGTATCTTGTATTATCTTTTTAACATTTCGAATAAGAAATTCCTCAGGTATTTCATCCGCATCGATGTGAAATATATAATCCCCCGTAGCAACAGAATCGTGATAAAGTCCATTTTTATAAAAGGTATCGAATGGTCGTTCATAAACGTTAATATCTTGCTTAAAATATTCTATAACCATATCAATCTTTTCAGTTTTATGCGTACTATCAATAACAACGTCTATAGGATCACCTTCATCTTTTACTTTTAATAAAAAATTTAACAGTGAAAAAAGCTCCCTCGATTCATTACACACTTGTATCGTATACGTAAGCTTCATGTATATTTATGTATTTGTATCTTTAACTTAAAGATATTATTTGAAAATAACATAATGAAACGAACTATCTTAAATTTATTCAAAAACAAATTGAATAATATAAGAAGTGTAGGTATAACATCTTACGATTACCCAACGTCGCGAATCATAAATAAATCAAACGTTGATTTCATAATCGTTGGTGATACAGTGGGTTCAACTGTTCATGGTATGAAATGTTTAAATGAAGTTACAATGGATATGATGTTAATGCATTGTAAAGCAGTTAAACGTGGATCAGAAAACCAATTTCTTATAGGTGATATGCCGTTTATGTCGTATCAACCATCAAATGAAATAGCTATTAAAAATGCAGGTGAATTTATAAAAATTGGTATGGATGCAGTTAAGGTAGAAGGATACGTACCCGAACGCGTTGAATCGATTGCGAAATCAGGTATAGCCGTAATGGGTCATTTAGGTCTGACACCACAAACACGTGCAAAATTAGGGGGATATAAAGTACAAGCCAAAACAAACGATAGTGCTAAAAAACTATTAGAACAGGCTAAAAACATTGAAAATTCCGGAGCTTCACTTTTGCTCATAGAGGCTGTTCCCGAAGAAGTATCTGAATTTATATCGAAAGAACTGAAAATACCCGTATATGGTATAGGAGCCGGTCCAAGAGTAGATGGACAATTAGTAATAATACACGATATACTCGGTTTATTTTGGGAATTTAAACCCAAGTTCATAAAACAGTTCATTAACGGAGAACAAGTTTTTCACGACGCTATAAGCGCTTACGAAAAAGAAGTTCATAACGGTAATTTTCCCGGTGAAGAACATGTCTATAAAATGTCAGAAAAGGAATTAAATAAACTTTTAGGCATGCCAGGAAGTTCCTGGAAATATAATTAAAGATTCCATGTACTATAATAGAAATGAACGCTTGTGATTACATAATAAACACGCTACACCAAAATGGTATAGACACTTATTTTGTAATAACAGGTGGTGCTATCGTACCGTTTATTAATGCAATTGAACGTAATCCGAACGTTCGATATTATTGCTTTCAACACGAACAATCTGCAGCAATGGCCGCTGAAGGATACTATAGAAGCTCTGGTAAAATTGCGTGTGTAGCTGTAACAAGCGGACCAGGTGTTCAAAATCTATTAAATGGAATATGTGGGTGTTGGTACGATTCAATACCCGCATTTTTCATAACTGGACAGGTAAATACAGCGGAAGATTTAAGTAATTTTTCGTCACAACCACGTCAGGCAGGTTTTCAAGAAATGCCAGTTACAGAACTTTTTAGTCATGTAACTAAAGAAGCGTTACACGTCTCTCAAACGAAAGATATACACCCAATATTAAAAAATTTACTATCAATGCTCATAAGACCGAGATATGGACCTGTACTCATGGATTTACCCGTAAATATACAAATGAGTAACATACCGGATTATGTACCCAGACATTATCACAACCATATATGGTACGAAAAGAAAGATCAAAAATACAATTTAGCACCGTTCATTAACGAATCAAAAAGACCACTCTTAGTTATTGGACACGGAGTTAAATTAGCAAAAGTTGAACACGAAGTCATGGATTTTATTAAATATACACAAATTCCATTCGTAGTATCTTGGGGTGCATTTGATATATGTGAAACGGATCATAAATTACGTGTAGGTTCGCACGGAGTTTATGGAGATAGGTGCGCAAACTATGCTATCCAAAATGCCGATCTACTCATTATTATGGGTTCGCGTTTAGATACTAGGCAAACTGGTGGTAACGGTTCCCTTTTTTCAAAATCGTCTAAAAAAATCATGATTGACGTAGACATAAATGAAATTACAAAATTACCCGAAAGAAATATAAACATTGATTATTCAATACGTACAGATTTAAAAGAATTTTTTCTTAACATACAAAATTCTCCAATAACTGCTCAATTTGACGAGTGGATAAATACCTTAGATAAATGGAAATTTATATACGGCGAAGAATTAACGAGAAAAGGTGATTCTGAAGTATATGATTATCTATCACACTTTTTCAAAAATATACCTGACAATGCCATAGTCATACCAGATCAAGGCGGTAATCTCGTATGGACTATGCAATCTGCAAAAATAAAAAATAATCATAAATTATTTACGAATTACGGAAACTCGTCCATGGGATTTGCGCTACCGTGCGCTATAGGTGCAGCAATTGGCGCTCCCGATAAAAAGATATTTTGCATAGATGGTGATGGCGGATTTCAAATGAACATCCAAGAACTATTAACCGTAAAAAAATATAACCTCGATATCGATATTACCATTTTAAACAATAATGGATACGGAATAATTAAACAATTTCAAGACAGTTATTTTAACTCAAAATATGTAGCAACGAATAAAGAAGAAGTATTTGGAGATGAAGTTAATTTTGTAAAAATAGCTGAAGCTTATAACGTAAAAACATTAACCGATGTTCCTATACCAGAAACACAAAAAATTTACCCAAAGGTTGAATTTGGAAATTCTTTAGAAAATATGACACCTTACATTGATTTTGAACACGATATGATCGTTGAAGTACCACCCAAAAAGAACTTGGGATGGGTATAAAGAATAAATGACTCTAATTTATTATACAATGACCAATAAAGTTTGGTACGCCCCTAATAAATTTGAATCATATGGCGAAGAAGAAATAAAGGCAGTAGAAGAATGTCTCAGAGATGGTTGGTTAGCCGGTTTTGGAAAACGCACAGAAGAATTCGAAAAACGTACGTCATTACTTTTCGGAAAACGTATAGGACTGTTTGTAAATTCGGGAAGTAGTGCCATTTTACTCGCACTTGCCGCACTTGATCTTCCAAGAGGTTCGGAAGTTCTTACACCCGCATGTGGATTTGCAACCACAGTAGCACCCATTTTACAACTCGGACTCATACCTAAATTTTGTGATGTCGAATTAAACACGTATGTTCCGTCTATGTCTCATATAGTATCTGCAATAACAAACAGAACTAAATGCATACTTTTACCCAATCTTATAGGAAACGTCCCAGATTGGGAAACTATACGTAATATGTACCCAAACATACCAATACTTGAAGACTCAGCCGATACAATTACCCAAAACAAATGTACGGATATAAGCACAACAAGTTTCTATGCGAGTCATGTTATAACAGCAGGTGGTATAGGTGGTATGGTTATGTTCAATGACATTGAACTATATAAACGCGCACTTATGTTCCGTGATTGGGGACGTATAGGTGATAACGTTGAAGAACCTTCAGAACGATTTAACCATTCGGTCGACGGCATACCGTACGATTGGAAGTTTCTATATGGTGTTGCTGGGTATCATTTAAAAGCATGTGAAATGAATGCCGCATTTGGACTCGTACAACTCGATAAACTCGAAGGGTTCTTACGATTACGCAGAACGTTAATTGAAAGATACATAGAGAACCTTAAAACATGTAATTATTACACATTACCAGACGATTCTAAAAAACCAAATTGGCTCGCTATGCCACTTCAGTGTGATGACCGTCTCGGTGTTATAAAATACCTAGAAGAAAACAATGTTCAAACACGCGTAACATTTGCAGGAAACATTACAAGACACCCCGCATTTAGAGAATTCAAACAGGACTTTTTGAATTCAGATAAAATTATGCGTAACGGATTTTTGGTAGGCGCACACCACGGTATGACACTCGATGATGTTGATCGCGTGTGCAATTTACTTAAAAAATTTGCACAGGGTAAATAAATGACAACCGTTCTAGTTACGGGTGGATGCGGTTTCATAGCATCAAACTTTTTAAATATTATGAAAGAAAAATACCCCGAAATTCAATTCGTAAATTTAGATAAACTTGACTACTGTTCTAATGTACATAACGTAAAACAAAATACAGCTACCTTAATAGAAGGTAATATATGTAACGAAAAGTTAATTGATTCTCTAATCAATAAATACGATTTTGATACAGTTTTTCACTTCGCTGCACAAAGTCACGTCGATAACTCGTTCAATGATCCAAAAAGTTTTACATTAAACAATGCATACGGAACACACGTTCTTTTAGATAAATTTAGAGAACTCAAACCAAATGTAGAATTTATACATTTTAGCACAGACGAAGTATATGGTGAATGTATATCAGACGTACCATTTTCTGAAAATACAGGGGTTTTAAAACCAACAAACCCGTACTCCGCATCAAAAGCAGCTGCAGAAATGATAGTTCAATCCTATATAGATTCGTATAAAATGAACATCAAAACAATACGATGTAATAATGTATATGGCCCTAACCAATACCCAGAAAAACTCATACCAAAATTCAAAAATGCATTACGTAACGGTGCCATGTGTACGATACACGGTACCAAAAGTGCCGAAATAAAAAGAGCTTTTATGCACGTAGAAGATGTCGTAAGTGCAGTCGAAATTGTTTGGAAAAAAGGGGAACCGGGGGAAATATATAACATCGCATCAGACGACGAAATATCAGTTATGGATGTTACAAAACTTATGATCAAAACGATAAAGAAAACAGAAAAGTACGAAAATTGGATAACATATATAGACGATCGACCATTTAACGATAGTCGATACTACATATCCGCAGAAAAACTCAAATCTCTAGGATGGAAACAAAAAAAGACCAGGCAGGATCTTGTTAATTTTCTTTCCCTATAATAAGTCAAACAAATATGAAGGCAATGAAAATGATGAAAAAGGCTAAGGCAGCCAAGGCAAGAGTTGCCGCGGCTCAAGCTAAAGGACAAGCTGCTGCAGCTAAGGTTCAAAGCAAAGTAGCCCAGGGACAAGCTGCTGCATCTAAAATTCAAAGTAAGGTAAGTCAGGCACAGAGCCAGGTTCAAAGTATGAAAAATCAGGCTATGGCGGCGGCAACCATAGAACCTAGGATCCAACCACCACCCGCACCGGCCCTAGAACAACCAGTCATACCACCAGCACCTCCTCAGCCAGTAATAAAATCTGAACCTAATGTAAATATGTCAGTTGTACAACCATACCCCTCAACAGCTGGAATGCCCATGCAACAAACTCTCGAAGCTGCCGATCCAAAAATGGCAGCCGCTGTTAAAAAATTTAAAGAAGGAAAAATTGAAATGGAACTTGGTTATCCACAAATTCTACTTACCATCATCCTCGGTGTAATCTATATCGCCGTGACATCCCTCGGTATTCAAACTTATAACAAGTGTGAAGGTATCCAGGGTAGTCAAAAATTCACCAACCTTAAACATTTTATGAGTCATACAATGGCCGTCGCTATAACAATCCCCGTCGTCTTTTTACTCACGAAATTTGTAAAGAACGAAGGTGGTGTATTTACGATACTTTACAGTATCATGGGTATCGCGGGCTCTGCAATGGCTATTCAAATCATGAACCAACCAGAGTGTAAAGATGGTGTGAAGAAAGACGAAAAGAACTTTGCCATCGTCGCACTCGTTTTCTGGCTTATATTATTCCTTGCGGGTGGGTACTTTACCATGAAAAGTGATACAGTTGGTGGAAAAGCACTCAGAGCTGGGGCTGCAGGCGCTGCATCAATGGGTAGGCAAGCGTCGGCGGCGGGTAGTAAAGGTATGGCCGCAATGGCTAGAAAAATGCAATAATGTTTGAAATACATGAATCCATGTATATCTTGTTAATGCTCT